ACTTTGGGCACAAAAAGCATAAGGTTTAGACTCTCTCAACAAAACCACAAATATGGACCATACGATTCTGCAACAGAAGTGTATGTAGAGAACCCATATCAACCAGAAAATACATTATCTAGTTCTTATTCATCAACAACAACCATTTTAAATGTTGATACTGCTAGTTTATCAATAAATTCTGAATCTAATTTTTATGGGTCATTAATTCAGGGAATGCAAATTGTTGGCCAAACTAGTAATGCAATTGCAACTGTCTCTGAGATTAGATTGGTAAGTGATTTTTCTGGAGTCTTTATTGGATCTGTATTGATCCCCGATTCTACTATCCCATCAACACCTTCGTTTGAAACTGGAACAAAGACTCTTGTTTTGACAACTAGTTCTACAAATTCTACAGTTGTGACCTCAAATGAAAGTACTGCAGAAACTAATTTTTATTCAGAAGGCACTTTAGATAATGTTGAAAATTCAACTCTTCGTATAAGAAATGCAAATATAGAAAGATTACCACAATCAGAAACAATATTAGCATCAGAAACTGAAACTAGATTAGTATCAAGTAACACTTCAGAAAACAGAACAACAACAAGTCAAAGATGGGTTGATCCATTAGCACAATCATTTGAAGTTGCAGATAGAAATGGAGTATTCATAACAAAATGTGATATTTTCTTCAAAACAAAAGACACTAAAGGAGTTCCGGTAACTCTTCAAATTAGATCTATGAGGGATGGGACTCCAACTCAAGAAATTCTTCCTTTTGGTGAAATCGTATTGAATGCAAGTGATGTAAACATTTCTGAAGATGGAACTGTCCCCACTACATTCACATTCCCATCTCCAATTTACCTTGAATCAGTAGGTAGTGGATATGCAATTGTATTAGTTTCATCTTCAAATGAATATAATGTTTGGATTTCTAGAATGGGTGAAACTGATATTTCTACAATTGACAAACCAGATTCTGAGAAAATAATTGTTTCCCAACAACCAACTCTTGGGTCTTTATTTAAATCACAAAATGGTTCTACTTGGGAACCAAGTCAATTAGAAGATTTGAAATTTACTTTATATAGAGCAGATTTTGTAACTTCACCAGCATCAATTAGATTTTACAATCCAGAGTTGGCAGTTGGAAACAATCAAATAATTTCACTAAGACCAAATCCAATCAATACAAATTCAAATTCTGCATTGATTGGAATCGGAACGAGTTTATCTCCAGTTCAACAAAGTTCTTTGGTTATCGGAAATACAATAAGTCAAACAACCAATACTAATTTTACTGGAAAGTTAAAATCACTTGTTGGTGCAGTCGGGATTAATTCTGAATTGACTTTAACAAATACAGGAATGGGTTTTACTAGTGGACCCAAATTATATTCTAATATAAATTTAAAAACACTTACTGGATTTGGAAATAATGCCAAGGTAAATCTTTTTGTATCTGGCGGAGTTGCAGTTGCAGCAACAGTAACTGATGGTGGTTCTGGATATAAAATTGGAGATACACTGACTGTAAATTCTTCTGATACAGACGGATTCGGAAAAAATTTAATTCTGACGATTCCAAATAGTTCTGGAATTATTTCTTCCTTTAATTCAATTATTGTTGATAACATTCAAGGAAAAGTAAATACTTCTGGTTCGTATTCATTAACAAATAATGGATCAGAAATAACTAATGCAACAGCAACTAGTTCTATAGAATTGACAAATGGTTTATATTTTAAAGTAAATCATAATAATCACGGAATGTATGCAGCAAATAATCAAGTAATTTTAAGTGGAATTGAATCCGATTATTCACCAGAAACTTTAGTTAGTGATTATTCTGCCACATCTACTGATAATATTGTAGTTTCTTCTGGTTCTATTTTTTCTACTTTTGAAAATGTTGGTGTTGCATCAACAAATCCAGGATATATTTTAATTGATCAAGAAATTATTAAATATACTGGAGTTTCTGGAAATTCATTAACTGGAATAACAGGAAACAGAGGAATAGATGGAACAATACCAACTTTACATAAAGCAAAATCTTTAGTATTTAAATATGAAATGAATGGCATTTCATTGAGAAGAATTAATAAAACACATACATTCACTGATGTTGATGTGAGTAATTATCCAATTGAAATGGATTCTTATTATTTAAAAATTGATACATCGTCAAAAACTGGAACAGACAGAACTACTGGAAGTGCTGTTGGTCCAGAACTATTCTTCAACCAATCAAAATCTTGTGGTTCTTATCTAACAAATACTCCACAACTGAATTCAATAAATGGACAAAAGGCAACGCAAAATTTAGTATTTAATAGTATTAGGCCAAACATAGTCACAATGTTACCAGACACAACTTCAATTTCTGCAAAATTGAGAACAACATCTGCGACTAGTGTAAATGGAAATGAATTATCATTTATTGATTCTGGTTTTACTGATATTTCTTTAAACTCAAATAATGAATTTAATTCTTTAAAAATGATTTGCTCTAAGGTCAATGAAGAGTTTTATTTGAGTTCTTTACCTGGAAATAAATCGTTGACTATAGAAATGTCCTTACAGACCAAGGATTCTAAAGTTTCTCCTGTGATTGATTTTGATCGTGTAAGTTTAATTACTACTATGAATAGGATTGATACTCCAATTAAAAATTATTTAACTGACCCAAGAGTTAATCAATTAACTGGTGATCCAAATTCAGCAATTTACTTATCAAAAATAGTAAAGTTAGAGAAATCATCAGACAACTTAAAAGTTTTATTTGATGCATACAGACATCAATCTAATGATATTAGAGTTCTTTATCGTTTATTCAGAAATGATACTCCAGACGAACAACAAATATTTGAGTTTTTCCCAGGATATGATAATTTAGATCAAAATGGTAATATCGTAGATTCATCTAAAAATAATGGAAGACCAGATAGATTTGTGCAATCATCTAATACCATAAATGATTATGGAAATTATGAATTCACCGCAAAAAATTTGCCTTTATTTAATGGATTTCAAATTAAAATTATTATGACAGGAACAAATCAAGCACAAGTTCCTTATATTAAAGACCTTCGTATTATTGCAACAATATGATACCAGTAGAAGGACATAAAGGACTCTATAGAGATGAGACCACTAATGCAATTGTAAATTGTAATGACTATCAGTATCAAGAATATATAAAATTGAAAAATGAATCTTTGAGTGAAAAAGAAGAAATTGAAAATTTAAAAAATGAATTGTCAGAAGTTAAGAAATTGCTGAAAGATTTAATAAACAATCATTCATAAATACTATAAAATAAAAGTTTTTTAATATAATGTCTATATACGTAGTCAATATAGTAATTCCTTCTGGTTCTGATTTTAGTCAATCATTTTTTCTTGAAAGTGATGAATCAGATTCTGCTTTTAATTTGACTAACTATAGTGTGTATTCAATGATCAAAAAAAGTCCATTATCTCTGACAACAGCAGCAAATTTCAATGCTTCTATTGTCTCCCCTCCAACTCAAGGTCAAATAATCATTTCTTTGGGATCTAGTATTACTGCATCGTTAAAACCAGGAAGATATTCTTATGATGTTTTAATAAAAAATAATTCATCAGGATTAAAAACTAGAGTTATTGAAGGAAGTGCTTTAGTTACAGCAGGAATTACAACAACGGTGTAAAAAATGGCTCAACCATCAACAAGGCAGGGATTAATTGATTATTGTTTGAGAAAACTGGGATATCCAGTTTTGGAAATAAACGTTGATGAAGATCAAATTGATGATTTGGTTGACGATGCAATTCAATATTTTAATGAAAGGCATTTTGATGGAATAGAAAGAGTATATTTAAAACACAAATTAACTCCCGAAGAAAAAACCACAATAAGAACAGGAGTTTCTACAACCACTGCAACTAGTGGTGTTGGAATTACAGCAATTTCTTTTCAGGAATCAAATAATTTTATAAAATTACCAGATACTGTAATTGGAGTATTTAATGTCTTTAAATCAGATGCAAATACAATATCCAGTGGGTTGTTTAATATAAAATATCAGTTATTTTTGAATGATTTATATTATTATGGAGCATTGGACCTGTTAAATTATGCAATGGTAAAAACTCATCTTGAAGATATTAGTAGAATTATCACTCCAGATGTTCAATTGAGATTCAATAAAAAACAACACAGATTATATTTGGATATTGATTGGGCTATGGTTAATGAAAATAGTTATATTATTATTGATTGCTTTAGAATTGTTGATCCATCAGATTTTCCAAAAGTTTACAATGACTGGTGGATAAAAAAATATTTAACTGCACTCATTAAAAGGCAGTGGGGTCAAAATCTCATTAAATTTAATGGTGTCCAACTTCCAGGCGGAATTACTTTAAATGGAAGACAAATTTATGATGATGCAATTTTGGAAATAGAAAAACTTGAAGAAAAACTTCATAATGAATATGAATTACCACCAATGGATATGATCGGATAATGTCACCATTAAATCCTTATTTCTTACACGGTTCATCAAGTGAACAAAGACTTGTCCAAGACTTAATCAATGAGCAATTGAGAATGTATGGTCAAGATGTTGTTTATATGCCAAGAAAATTAATTAATGAAAAATCTATCATTAAAGAGGCAATTGTTTCTAAGTTTGATGATAGTTTTAGAATAGAAGCATATGTAATGAATTTTGAAGGTTTTGGGGGACAAGGTGATATTTTAAGTAAATTTGGAGTAAGAACAACGGATGAATTAAATTTAATCATATCAAAAGAAAGATATGAAGATTTTATTTCCCCATTTTTGGTTTCAGATCAAAAAGTAAAAGTTGCTACAAGACCACAAGAAGGAGACCTTATTTATTTTCCTCTTGATAATTCTTTGTTTGAAATTAAATATGTAGAAGGAAAACAACCATTTTATCAATTGAATAATTTATATGTTTATCAATTGAAGTGTGAGATATTTGAATATGAAGATGAAAACATTTCAACAACAATTGAAGAAATTGATAAATCTGTTCAAGAGTTTGGGTACATTCAAACAATTACAATGGTAAGTTCCGGTGCAACTGCTGCATCGGCAAGTATTTCAAATTTACCATCACCAAGTTCTCTTCAATATATTGATCTAATTAATGATGGAACTGGGTATTTGACAACTCCAACAATTCGTATTGAAAAAGCACCTGTTGGTGGAACAGACGCATCAGCAGTTGCAATTATGACATATAGACCACCAAGAAATGGTAGCTCTATAGATAAAATTTTACTCATAAATCCTGGAGCAGGATATACAGTACCACCAAAAGTTGAAATATTAAGTGATACTGGAACTGGTGGAATCGCAACAGCAGTCATTTCTAATGGTTCTCTTGGACAAATATCAATATTAACTAATGGATCTGGATATTCTTCTGCACCAACTGTTTCAATATCTTCTGCACCTTCTGGTGGCACAAATGCAACTGCATTGGCATTTATAAATTCTTCCGGAATAGTTACAGCAATTAGGTATACAAATACCGGTGCTGGATACACTTCACTCCCATCTATTACATTGTCCTCTCCTGTTGGAACTTCCACTGGAAACTTTATATTTAATGAGTCAATCAGAGGAGTTTCTACAGGGACAACAGCATATGTTAAAGATTGGGATGCAGACACCAAAGTCCTTAAAGTTTCAATTGCAAATGGAAACTTTGCTCTTGGTGAATTAATAGTTGGTTCTAATGCAACTCATAAAGTATTTTCAATTCAATCTGATGATTTGTATGACCCATATGCTCAAAATACTGAAATAGAAAATGAATCAGATTCAATGTTAGACTTCTCTCAAAGAAATCCATTTGGTGATTACTAGTTATTAATTACTAAATAATTATAAAGTGTTTGATTATGTTAGGAAATTATAGTTATCACGAAATTATAAGAAAGACGGTTATATCTTTTGGTACGCTTTTTAATAATATTTTAATCAAACACGAAGAGCAAGATGGAACTGATTATAGTTTAATCAAAGTTCCCATTGCGTATGGACCAATACAGAAGTTTTTAGCAAGATTAGAACAGAAGCCAGACTTGAGAAAAAGAGTTGCATTGACTCTTCCTCGTATGTCTTTTGAATTAACTAGTATCAATTATGATGCAAGCAGAAAGGTATCTACGGTACAAACATTCAAAACATTAAATTCCGAGAATCAAAATAAAGCAATAAAAGTTTATATGCCAGTCCCATACAATTTGGGAATAAAATTAAGCATAATGGCAAAATATAATGATGATATGCTCCAAATTTTGGAGCAAATTTTGCCATTTTTCCAACCATCATTTAGTTTAACTATTGATTTAGTATCATCCATTGGAGAAAAAAAAGATGTTCCAATGATATTGGAAAATATTCAAATGGAAGATAATTACGAAAGTGACTTTACCACAAGAAGAGTTTTAGTTTATACTCTAAATTTTGTTGCCAAAACTTATATTTTTGGACCAATTGCAGATAGTACAGAAGGTTTAATTAAAAAAGTGCAAGTTGATTACTATACGGATACAAATATAAAAAATTCATCAAGACAGTTGAGATACACAGCAACACCAAGAGCAATTAAAGATTACAATAATGATAATACAAATACACTAACAGAAGATATTAATGAGTATGTTACAAAAATTTCTGTTTCTGATGCTTCACTACTGAGCGAAAATACTTACATTATGATAGAAAAAGAAGAATTACTCATTAAATCTATTGAAGGAAATGACTTAACAGTATTAAGGGGACAAGACGGAACAACGGCAGTTCCGCATTTAATTAATTCTTCAATTGATGTAATAAATGCGGTTGATGATAGTTTAGTTGAACCAGAAGATGATTTTGGATTTAATGAAAGTTATTTTGATTTTGGTGATGGAAAAATTTATAGTCCAACAAAAGGAATAGATGTATCATTATGACAAGTAAATTTGAAAATATAGACGAAGCATTAGAAATAGAAGCAACTTCTGTATCAAAAGAAATTGTAAAAAAATCAAAAGAAGCAATAGCAAGACCAATCTCTGGAGAAGAAAGTGATAAGGATTATGAATACACACGAGGAAATTTGTATTCATTGATTGAAAAGGGTCAAGAAGCAATTGATAGTATTATGGATTTAGCACAACAAAGTGATAGTCCAAGAGCATATGAAGTTGCAGGTCAATTAATTAAAAATGTTGGTGATGTGACTGATAAGTTAATTGATTTGCAGCATAAAATGAAAAAACTTAAAGAAGAAGATGCTAGAGGTCCTTCTACCGTTAATAACTCTGTTTTTATTGGTTCCACTGCGGATCTCCAAAAATTACTCAAACAAGGATTTGCCGACAATAAATAGTTCAAAAACTATGAAAACTTTTTCACAATTTCTTTTAGAAGCAACTGACCCAAAGGGACCCATTAAGAAATATATGTCCTTAGAAGAGATTGCGAAAAAGCATAAAATCTCAATGAAAACTTTAAGTTCCCAATTAGAGATGGGAATTAAAGTAGAAAGTGAACATACTGGAAGCAAAAGAATGGCAAAAATGATTGCCCTTCAACACTTAGAAGAACTGCCCGATTATTATACAAGATTGAAGAAAGCAGAAAAAATTAAAGAAGAAACTGCATCTGGTGATGAAACTCTTGGGGATTGGTTTAGGAAATCCGACGCAATAGACCCCAAAACTGGAAGAAAAGTTCCGGGGTGGCGTCAGATTGGTGGACCATTTGCTGGTGCTCCT